TTTTGCAGTTGCGTCATCAAGGATGATTCCTGATTCCGTCTTTTTTGCATCTGGACGTGGTACAATGATCCACGCTCCGAAGGGTTGAAATGTAAATTCCTTTGCCATTATTTCTATAATTTGGTTAATAATGCAAAGTTATAATAAAATTGTTTACAAATCCAAAGAAATAGTGAAAAAAGTTATGCCTCCTCCAGCTGTGTAGGCTATATCTGCCCATTCAAAGGTAGATTTAGGGTTTGAATCATACTTATCTACAAGTTCTTTAGTAACACCAAGAACTAAGCAAGCTACAAACGGACCATACTTAATAACCTTTTTGTTATCTGTATATTCAGGTAGAATATTAGTTGCAGCATGAGCAGAGATATAGCCCACGCCGAAATGCATAATCTTGTCTTTCTTAATTATAGGTTCCCAGGCTAGCATTACAGCTAGTGTAGTGATAAGTAAGTATTTCATGTAAGTAAATTGTTTTAAGATTTAAGGCTTAGATACAGGTTCCCCCTTTAGGACACCAATTTCAGTTGGAATTTTACCATTCTAGTAGTTCTTCCGGCACTACCGGAGACCCATGGACACTAAAACTAGTGTTAATTCACCACACCTACTTATGTGACATGTGTCCAACCTAGGGGCTATATCCTTCCTTTCCGAGACTATTGGAGAAAACTCTAATCCTTATTTAGGATCTACAATCCAACTTCTGACCCCATAACTACCTCTCGGCCCTCTGGGGTGATACGCAATATGCGTGTCTCTAATTGTGCAAAGTTACACAAAATTTTTTAACTGCCGCAATTCTCGCAGTCTGGGTTATCAATTGAGCAAGCTTCTGGCTGATCGCCATCTTCCATATCTTCAATCCAATCGTCAAATCCTATGTGACTTTTAGGTTGTCCACATTGACAATGCTCTGGGCATTGAGGACAAGTAGCTTCTCCTTTACAACATACGCAGTTTCTATCTCCGCAAGTTTGTGTTTTTTCATTTTCTGATACCATAGTGCAAAGCTAGAAAAAAAATCCCAAAAAAAAAATTTTACTCTAGGAAATCTTTGAGAGCGTAGACCAACTATTGCAAAGACCCCACCTATGTTACGGAGTTTGAATGTCCCCCGCACAAAATATACATAAATTCAATGTATGTTCTATTGCACAGACATTCACTAGCTCTCGCGTTAAGTGTCACGAAGACACACACACGCATAACTTAATACAATTGTGATATGAATAAGCTAAGCACTTATCTTAAAGAGAACGGCTATATACAAGCCAAAGTAGTTAACGGACCTAACGGCGACTTCATTGTTGCAGCTAAAGAGGATAACTCTATTGCGACATTCCCTGTAGGTAAGAACTCTCAAGGAGAGAACGACATCTTCGCATTTAACTATGTGATAGGTACGCGTGACGGAATACAGCAAGTAATTGCTACTGTTAATCAATATAGTGAGACAGAGTTCCAAGCATTGTAAAGACTAGAGGCTTCGGCCTCTTTCTTTTTACTTTCTTCCTTTACGACTGCGTTACGCTTTATCTTATTTGTTCTATTGCAAAGACTTTGACTAGTTTACGAGCGTGGTTACTAGGTCGTATTCACCCCATTTCACCACTTTTACTAATCCAATAGGTTTATTCCTATTACATTATATAACATTATGTCTTATTTACACTACAGCAGACTTAACTTCTGCTACCAACTATTTGGATTCCTTTCAATGCTTGGAATGGGTGCGTTTGCAATCGCAGCAATTGATACATCTTCAGTATTATATGGCTGGGTTACTGCATTATTTGTACTACTATTCGTAGTCTCAATCAAAAGAGCTAGAATGTATCAGACTAAGATGGATAACTTTGATTACAAGCATTATCTAGATAAATAATCTCGTCGGGATTTCCCTAACCAACTGAATAAGCTTTACGCTAAAGGTTGGACGAGATATAAAATAGAAGATGAGTTCACCGCTCTTTGGTTTGGCCTGATATCCCTGTAATCATTGGTCCAAATGAAGTGAAGTACCTTCTTAAAGAGAGTTGGCTAGTGCACTAGTCACCAGGCACGCCCATTGACGGGTTTGGATTGCGCAAATACAGAGATACTACAAATGGGACTCTGTACTCTCTTTTATAATCAACAGAGGACACTGCTGAAAGTGTGTCAAGCTAACCACATTTATTAACCATTTTATACATTATTAACATGCTATACGTAGTTACTTACACAGCAAACAGTAATGATGAGCACTGGGCAGACCCTGTTTATCATACTAACAAATTTGAAAGACAGTTCGAGGATAAGATAGATGCCTTGCACTTTCTTGAGGAATGTACAAGTCCTCATAAAGACATTCGTACTATGGATGACTCAAGTGAAGAAACACTGAAGACATTTATAGACAACGAAGGAACAATTATCTATTATTACTAACATTATTAAACATTTTATCATGGCAAATTTATTGCACAGTGGAGACCTTAACACTCTAAAGCTAGGTCAAACTTTACTTACTAGATTCAGAAAGATTGAAGGTGGCTTTGTCCAAATGGAATTGGCAGAGGTTAAAGAAGGCTCGCGCGGCTTGTCCGCAGCATTCGTATTTAATCAATCTGATAATAGATTTTCAAGAAACTCTGCACGTAGAGCGTGGCAACCTGCTACACCTAACGACATAGAGAGTACATTAGGTATCTCAGTTGGAGATGCTGAAGGATGGGAGATGGATGACATGGGTAATGAAATACTTACTGTTAACATTCTTAATCCGGTTGCTTCTTTTGAAGGACAGGAGTTCCCACTACGAGTACAAATTGTAGAAACTACTGAACCAACTGAATGGCAAAGAGCTAATCTTAACACCTCTGCAAAGCGTAAAGGTAAAGACGGAGATTATATCTTGCACAATGGAGATTACATCTTCACTCGTTCATCTATAGTATTCAATAAGCCTTCAGATTTGTATTTGGAAGCTGATACAGCACCAGTTCAAACTTCTACTGTTGAGAAAGTAGATGTAGCTACTGGAGAAATCCTTAACTAAGTATAAATAAAATGGGTATATCATTTGTTTGGTATACTCATTTTTACTATATTTGTTAACAATTATAAAGAATAAGTTTACATAATTATCTAAATCATTGAAAATGAACACATTAATAAAAAGCGCAGGTAAAGTAGTAGCTACTATATCTGCATCACACAATGTAACTGTAACTGAAAGACAGATTACTATTGACCTATTTACCACGGCTAAGCCAAAAACCAAAAAGACTAAGAAACGTGGCAGACCTTCAGGGTCTAAAAACAAAACTACGAAGACTATAACTAAGTAGTAACAATTCACACAATTGTATTAACTGATGATGAAGGGGCCTTGTGCCCCTTTGTTGTCTACTAACATTTACACTATGGGAAAGATGAAAGAATTATATGCAGCAATGCAAGAAGGTTACATTGAAGACCTTAGACAAGCTTATGTAATAGCAGAGTCTGAAAACAGAGAGGTTATGAGATTTCAAGGACAGACTATTAGTCTAACTTATGCTAAATACTTATTACAATTTACAGACACATTTCTAAAAGACTTGACAGATGATAACATTCGTAACACAAACAACGAGTCTGAGCGACTCGTATAAACTAGGTACAATACAAGATGTTGTAGACTACTGTTCAACTAAGACAGTGCTTGGTGTAGACACAGAGACAGAAGGCTTTGACTTTACATGCAAGAAAATGATTATGTTTCAGATTGGTGACCAAGATCAACAGTTTGTAATAGACACACGGTTTGTGAGTATAGAACCGCTAAGACATATACTCGAAAGTAAACAGATTACTAAGATATTTCACAACGCTAAATTTGACTACAAGTTTATTAAAAGGTGGGCAAACATAGAATGTGAAGGAATATATTGCTCGTTTTTGGTTGAACGAATACTATCATGCGGCCGTCACATAGGCTATGGACTGAAAGATTTGTGTAAGCGTTACTTAAATGTAGAGCTTAACAAAGAAGTAAGAAACCAATTTATAGGCTTATCAGGACAGGCCTATCGTGACGACCAGATAGTCTATGGTGCCAAAGATGTAGAGTATCTGTGTAAGATTAGAATACTACAGCTACCAAAGATTGAAGAGTTTAAACTGCAGAACGTGGTTAACTTGGAGAATCAGGCTGTGTTAGCATTTGCTGACATTGAATACAATGGTATTGATATTGATAAAGACAAGTGGGAAATTATAGCAAAAGCTAGTGAACAAGAAGCCTTGGCTATGCGTGATGATTTAGATAACTTGGTTATGTTTACCGCTAAGTTGTCTGATTTTGTGCTAGACTACCTCCAAGGTGACTTGTTTACTCCTACTGAAGATATACGTAAAGTTGGGGTCAAGTGGACTAGCCCTACTCAGGTATTGAAAGTATTTAAGAAACTAGTCCCTGAACTAGAGGATGTCAACGGTAAGAAGATGTACAAGTACAGACGCCAGCACAAGATTATTGATTTGTATGTTAAGTACAAAGAAAAGATGAAGTTGGCTACATCTTACGGCAGTGATTTCTTCAAATTTGTAGCAAGCGATGGTAAAATACATACACAGTTTAATCAAATACTTGACACAGGTCGAGTGGCCAGCAAAAGGCCAAACATGCAGCAGATACCTGCTGATAATAAGTTCCGTAATTGCTTTTTGGCTCCTGATGGGTGGTGCTTTGTATCTAGTGACTATTCTAGCCAAGAACTAAATGTTATTGCATTTGGTAGCAAAGACCCTGTATGGATAGACGCTCTTGAACAAGGACAAGACTTACACAGTGTATGTGCTGACCTTGTGTATGGACAAGAGTGGATAGACACAGCTGAAGACAATTGCAGTTATATGAAGAATAAGAGTAAGTGTAAGTGTCCCAAACATGGTAAGCTACGTACGAACGTTAAGACTATTAACTTTGGACTAGCTTACGGTATGGGCCCACACAAGCTTGCTGACACTCTAGATATTAGTATCAAAGAGGCAGAGATATTGATTGAGAAATACTTTGAGGCGTTCCCATCTATTGGTGGGTTCCTAGATAAACTAGGTAGCTTTGGTAAAAAGTATGGATACATCAAGACCTTTCCGCCTTACAATAGACGTCGTTGGTTTCCTACATGGTATCCTCGCATCTACAAAGACAAGAGTCAAGCTTTTGAACTTGGTAGTATAGAGCGTGCTAGTAAGAATACACCTATACAAGGTGCGTCAGCTGACATGACTAAGAAAGCGATGATACTTATTAGAAACTACATCAAAGATAACAATGTACCTGTCAAGATAGTTATGACTGTCCATGACCAAGTAGACACTATATGCGAAAATAGTTATGCTGAAGAGTGGGTAACTAGACTAACAGAACTGATGGAGCAAGCTGCTCTTGAGGTAGTAACTAACGGTCTGCTAAAAGCGGACACAAATATTAGTAAATCATGGGAAAAGTAAAAATATATAAACTAGACCCTAGAATAGCTCGCATTATTGCGACTATATCTAGACTCACAGATGTTCCTATTAGTAAGATAAGAGGTAAACTTAAGACCAATGAAGTAGTAACAGCTCGTAGAGTAGCTATGGTTTTGATACATAGTTTAAATGACTACACTCTTACTACTATCGGTAGTGCTTTTAAGAAGGACCATGCTACTGTATATCATGCACTAAAGAAGCATAAAGATTTTATAGATACAGACCCTGGATACAGAGACTTTTATAATATTTGTGCAACAACTGTAGGTGTAGATAAAATATCAGACAGTAAGAATAAAGATGATATTATTGCAAAGCTTGCTCAGCGTGTTGACTATCTAGAACAAGAGAACGAGGAATATAAAAAAACATTAACTGACATAAAAGAAATGATATGAAACAAGAAAAACCTAAGTTTGATTACAACCTATTCGGAGCTTTTATAGGTTTTGTAGGCATCATTGTAGTACTTATAGTGATGTTAATTACTAACGGATTAACAATTTAATTATGGAAATGAATATAGAATTAGATAATGGATGGCATGTAGCTGTTGATTATGAATACACCTCTCCTGAAAAAGCAGTATATTATACTGGTGGGGGAGATCCAGGACACCCAGGTACATCAGCTGAAGCTAGAGTATACAGTGTATGGGCTACCCTTTCAGAGAGAAACGGTAAGCTTGTACAAGTAGATGTACTTAAGTTTCTAGTAGACACGGATTTGATAGACATAGATGAAATAGAACAAGAAATTATAGAGAAGCATGCAACTAACTATGAATAAACTCATAAAAGTAAAAGATGAAGAACAAAAGAAAGCTATCAATGCTTGGGCTAAGCGTAAGTTTACAGGCAGTATAATTGCTGGGACTGGCTTTGGTAAGTCTCGTTGCGGCGTCATTGCTGCTGGTAAAACTCTGCATACTACTGACACTGCTAAGGCTATTGTACTGGTCCCAACTACACAACTGCAAGCACAGTTTGAAGAAGAGTTTATTAAGTGGGGCTACGAGCATGTTTTAGATAGAGTAGAAATAATTTGTTATGCATCTGCATATAAGCTTAAGAACGAACACTACGATGTAGTAGTTTGTGATGAAGTGCACCTTGGCTTATCACCTGAGTATCGTAAGTTCTTTGAGAATAATACTTGGAATAAGCTATTGTGTATGACTGCCACACCTCCAGAAGAGATAGAGTACAAAGATATATTGTACAAGCTAGCACCCGTGTGCTATCGTATTGATTTGGATAAGTGTGTGGAACTTGGACTAGTATCTCCTTATGAGATTATGTGCAAGCCTATTGAGCTCACTGATGTAGAGAAACAGGAGTATGATAAAGCAAACAAAGCTTTTGTATACTCTAAGTATATACTTGGACAGTTTGATGCATTTGACAGAGCTAGACATATCATGGGACCAGGTAAGAATACAGCTAGTGGGCAAGATAAAGCAGCAGCTGTACAGTTTTACAGGGCTATTAGAGGTCGTAAGACTGTAGTAGATCATGCTGATGGTAAAGTTGCAGAGCTACAAAAACTAGTTATTAATAACATAGGCGAGAAGATGCTTGTCTTTGGTGGTAGTAACGAGTTTACTAATAAGCTAGCTGAAGCTACAGATACTTTCTCTGCTGTATACCACAGTGGTAAGACTAAAAAGCAGAAAGAGCAAGCCTTAAAAGACTTTAGGTCTGGTGAGAAACCTGTGCTGTGCTCTACTAAGGCTTTGAACCAAGGCTTTGATGTTGCAGATGCAACTATGGCTGTGATTTGCGGCTTAACTAGTAAGTCATTGACTATGATACAGCGTGTAGGTAGGATTGTCAGATACCAAGAAGGTAAGATAGGCAAGATATTTATACTGTATGTCAAGGATAGTCAAGAAGAGAAATGGTTAAAAAGTAGTGTTAAAAATCTAGATAATGTGACCTGGTTAACTTGATAATCAGGCGCATTTTTCGTAAATTTATACAGATATGCAAATAGAAATACACATAGATTTATTGATAGAAAATGACATGAGTGCAGATGATTATCTCGCACTTTATGCTGTGTACAGAAAAGGATTTAAGACTCTTGAGAATCTAAAGATATGTCCTAACTGGGAGAAACTACAAGAACAAGGATTTGTTAAACTTGGAGAGACTCCTGAACAGCATGTTATTAGACAAGAGTTTATTGACTTGTTTTCTAGTGACTTTGATCAGATGTTTGCTGAGCTTATCAGCACATATCCAATGAAAGTCAGAACCAAAAACGGTAGCTATAGAATACTACGGGGCTCTGACCCTGAGCTTAAGACTAATGCGAAAGCAAAAGCTAAGTATAGTAGGATTGTAGGTACAAAAAGATTTATGCATGAGAAGATTATGCGCTTACTGAATGTGCAACTGAAGGTAGAGCGAGATAGACTTGAGTACATGCAACAGTTAGAAGTATGGCTGAACAATCATACATGGGAAAAATACATTAATATAGACGAAAATGGAGGAGAAGAAACCAGAATCACACGTCGCCTCTGACGTATTCAAAGATAGAGGATTTCAGAAGATAGATAAAGCGGTTAATCAGTCCATTGCTATTGTTAAACAAGCTAAGCTTGGTAAACGTAATGTACTAGCTACATCTTGGAAGAGACTAAACAAGAATTTACTTGGTGGTCTGCAGAAAGGTAAGATGTATGTTATTGCAGGACGCCCCGGTGTAGGTAAGTCAGCATTCAGTAATCAACTAGTGTTTGACGTGTTGGATACAAACCCAACTAAGCCTATCATGGTATTGTATTGGACATTCGAGATGCCCGGTTACCAGCAGGTAATGCGTAGCGCATCAAAGGATGTAAAGAAGCAGATGTCAGATCTATTGTCAGTAGAGTCACCTCTATCAGACATGGACTTTAAGACATATGCATCTAAGGTACAAAAGTATGGGCACTATCCTATCTATTTCAATAATATACCTCGTACTATGGAGTATATTATGCAGACTAACGAAGAACTATTCTTGCAACACCCTAATCACACAGTTATCAACTTGTTTGACCACTCACGTTTGATCCGGGGTAACGAAGAGACAGAGCTCCGTAGACTGAACACAATATCTAAAGGTTGTATGTGGATGCAGTCAAAGCTAGGTGTAGTTAACATACTACTATCTCAGCTTAACCGTAACATAGAACAAGAACATCGTGCTAAGAATCAGTATCAGCCCTTACTAACAGACTTGTTTGGTGGTGACTCTATTGGTCAGGATGCACATGTTGTTATGATACTCAACAGACCTCATGATTTGTATGGTATTACAGACTCATACTGCGGCGAGAACCCACAAGGTTTACTAGCATGTCATATGGAGAAGAACCGTGATGGTTTACTTGGTATGATAGGCTACGAGGCAGATATGTCTACATTTACTATTAAGGAGAGAACGTGATAACTGAAGTTACTAGAAAGACATTTACTATACGAGAGTCTGGTAGGTCTACAGATTTTATCACGCCTAGTTTTGGACACGGTTGTTTGTATGATTGTAGCTATTGTTACATGAAACGACACAAGCCCGATGGCCTGACTGTTGCAAAGAATGTAGGTGATATACTTACAGAGGTAAACAATCATGCATACTTTACACCAGTAGATAAGCCTAACCAAACACACCCGGAGCATACAACTTATGATATAAGCTGTAACGAAGATTTTGCATTGCATGCTAAGTACCATGATTGGGAACGCATCTTTGAATTCTTTAGAACTCACCCGGTTGCTATGGCTAGCTTTGCTACCAAGTATGTTAATGATAAACTACTGACATTTGACCCGCAAGGTAAAGTGCGTATTAGATTTAGTCTAATGCCGCAAAAAATGTCAGACATACACGAGCCCAACACATCAAAGATATATGATAGGATAAATGCTATCAATAGATTTGTAGATGCAGGCTATGATGTACATGTCAACTTTAGTCCTGTCATAGTATATGACGGATGGCTAGATGACTACGCTCAACTATTCAAGGACCTAGATGATGTTGTGTTACATAAAGATAAAGTGCTAGCGGAAGTTATCTTCCTTACACATAACTTTAAGAAACACAAAGTCAACTTACAGAGGCACCCAAATGCTGAAGTAACGCTGTGGACACCAGATATACAAGAGATTAAGAAGTCACAATATGGTGGCGAGAACCTGAGATATAAACTTAAATTCAAGGGTAAGTTTATACAGCAGTTTAAAGAATTGCACGGGAGTATTATTCCTTGGAACACTATTAGATATATATTTTAATTATGGAACTACCAAAAACTGTGGTAAAGGCGAGCCGTAAATCGCCTAAGAACATGATAATCTATGGTCCACCTAAGATAGGTAAGACTACAGTATTATCACAATTGAAAGACTGTTTGATTATTGACTTGGAGGATGGCTCCGATATGGTTGACGCCCTAAAAGTTAAAGTTAACAGTTTGAAAGAACTTGGAGATGTTGGTAAAGCAATCATCAAAGAGGGAAGACCGTACAAATACATTGCTATTGACACTATCTCAAAGCTTGAGGAATGGTGTGAAGCTGATGCAAAGGTATTGTACATGCAGACTCCTATGGGTAAAAGCTTTGAGCAGAAGAACCCTGGCGCGTCAGTACTATCATTGCCTAACGGCGCTGGCTACTTATACTTACGTATAGCCTACAAGAAATGGATAGACAGACTGAACAAACTAGCGGATCACATAATCTTAGTTGGTCACCTAAAGGACAAGATGCTTGAGAAGAAAGGCAAAGAGGTTGCTGTAAAGGACCTTGACTTGACTGGTAAGATCAAGCAGATTACTTGTGCTAACGCTGATGCTGTTGGTTATATTTACAGAGAAGATGATACCACTATGGTTTCATTTAATTCTTTGGATGATATTACTGCCGGTTCACGTTGTCACCACTTAAAGGGAGAGACCATGCCCTTAGACTGGTCTAAAATATTTATTGATTAACCGCTTAATATTTAAACAAATGATTGAAGCACGCACAAACAACCCTGGCGAGGACACGCAGAAAAACCAAACACCAGAAACTATAACCGTGACTATGATTCTAGAAGATCTAGATAATGGTATTGATCGTAATGGTATCAAAGACAAGTATGGCTTACAGAGTTGGGAAGTAAAACAAATGTTTGAACACCCAACATTGAAAGGCAAGAAAGCAAGGAAGGTAAGAAAACTTTCTTTCAACTTTGTAGATGATACTACACCAGATCCTAACCAGACTAGTATTGATGTAGAAGCTCCAGATGTAGATGTACATACGGAAGCGTCTATGATTGTAGAGGCTACTCCTGAGCTAAGTCATCTTAATGACTTTGAACAAGAGGATGACACGGACAGTTTTGATTATTAATTATTAAATTTATTATTTATGGCTATTAAAAGCAATGACAGTAATGTCGAAGTAGCAGGTGGAGGAGTAAAACTATACTCTGGCCTTGCAAATTTTAATGTAATTGCAGTTAACCCTACTATGGCGGAACTGCATGAACTAGGAATCATGGTAAAACAAGATCCTAACTATTATGTAGAACTTAGCGGTATTGAATACTTTAAGCTTACATTCTGGATTAAGAATGATGACCTTACTACAAGGTTTGACATCTTGATGAATGGTAATGAGCGTGTATCTCAGTCTGGTAAGCACCAATGGCTAAATGCTGTGGGTCAGTCTACATGGTCAGAGGGTGAACCTGAGTACGATTGGTACAAGAAAGAAGGTTTACGTAAAGCCTTAGTTGGCGAAGAAACTCTTATCAACTTTGTTAAGCAGTGGGCTAACGTTGCTAATGGTGACGAAGTTTACTTTGATAGTATAGCAAAAATTGTTAAAGGCGATGTAGCTGAAGTTAAGGCTTTGGTTGGATTACTAGCAAGCAATCAAGTTAGACTATTGATCGGCGTTAAAGATGGTAAGTATCAAACTGTGTACACAAAAGTATTTGGCCGTGTAAAGCCACAGCGTGATGACATCTTTGCTAAGAATCTTAACGACGAGTACGGCTCGTTCAATGCTGAATTTGACACTACTTTAGGGTGGGGTTTATTTAGTCCTGAACTAGCAGTAGTAGCTCCAGATAAGGAAGATGCCACGGTATCAGAAGAAGACGACTGGGTGTAACCTTGTAGTCTTTTGGCCAAGTTAAATATGGGGAGTGTAAAAGCTCCCCATTTTTTATATAAATTAGCAAACTTATGATTAAGAGCAGAAACAGTGAAATTCACCTATCGAAAGAGATGGTGCTGAGCAGGATAACAGAGATAGATATATTCTCATATTACTGCAGTCCTTTCCAGGATCTTGGCGTACCGTTTTGTAGTGATCTGCGTGAAGACAATAGTCCATCTGTGTCTATTGTACTTTGGAAAGGCAGGTTATTATACAAAGACTTTGGTCACCCTGAGCATACCTTTGACTGTTTCTCATATGTATCTTGTAAGTATAATTGTAATTTCTTTGAAGCCTTGCGCATCATTGATAATGATTTTAGATTGGGACTAGCTCACATAAATAGTGCGGCAGAGTTTACAAAAGGTTATATGGCATTTAGATCTTCTAAAGTTGTAAAGCCTAAACCTGTTGTTATTATTAGAAAGAGAGCTAGGGCTTGGATGAACAAAGACGCAGAGTTTTGGTCAAAGTATTTGATTAGTAAAAAAACTTTATGTACTTTTGGAGTTCGCCCTATCACACACTATTGGATTAACACTAATAGATTTAGTTGTGACTTAAGCTATGCTTATAAAATGGGAACTAAATTTAAAATCTATTCACCTTATGATGAAATTAAATGGATTAGTAACACTACTAAGCAACATATACAAGGATATAATCAATTACCTAAAGAAGGAGATCTCTGTATTATTACATCAAGTCTCAAAGATGTTATGTGCTTGTTCGAAATGGGTATCCCCGCAATCGCCTTGCAATCAGAAATGCAAATGCCCGAAGCCAAGACGATCAAAGAGCTCCAAGAAAGGTTCAAAAAAGTAGTACTATTCTATGATAATGATTTTACAAATCCTGGTAACCCTGGTCAGACTATGGCTGCTAAGATCTGTAAAAAGTATTATCCTATGAGTAATATATATTTACCAGAGGATTATGAATGTAAAGATTTATCAGACTACATAGCTAAATTTGGCAGAACAGAGGGATTGAAAACAATTATACAATTACAAATATGAGTAACAGAGAAGTAGGAAATTTTAGATATAAAACCAATAAAGAAGTTAGACGTAAGATAGATAGAATTCTACATGACACTGTAATTATGTTTGCCAACCTGGGTACTGGTACGCCATTAGACGTAGGTAGTAAAGAAGAGGCAAAGAGATTAGAAGTAGACATGCTAGATAAAATTAAAGATATTGACGAAGACTTTTACCACGACAGGCTTAAGATACAACGCAGTGAAGAGAAGAACGAAACAAACCAAGAACAAGAAAGTTAGGAACGCCGTTTCTAAAGTATATAAAGGAATCAAGTTTAGATCTAAGCTTGAGTTATTTACGTACAAGAAATTGGAAGAGGCAGGAATAAAATCTTTATATGAAAAGAAGAAGTATGTTCTTATGGAAGGGTTTCGCTTTGAACAAGAGAGTATCGAGCCAAGTAACAAGAAAGCTACAAAAGGAGAGTATATAAATAATGCTGACAAGGTCAGAGATATTACGTATACACCAGATTTTGTAGACCCTAATGGTAAATGGATTATAGAAGTCAAAGGCTTTGCTAACGACGTCTTTCCTTTAAAATGGAAACTGTTTAAAAATCACCTACAACAGACAGGCAACCCGCCTGTATTATACCTACCTAAGAATCAAGGTCAGGTAATCAAAACAATCGAACTAATTAAACAACTTTAATTTATGGAATACACAGAAGAATTGCTCCTCCGTCTGGATGGGCTTGGGATTACTATGTCTAGTGGTCCCGTGGACACTCTTCGTCAGCTAGATCAGCTGTACGAAAGTACAAGGTACAATACATTTGGATACCTTGAGGACTTGGAAAAGTTTGATAGAATCTTTGAGCCTGTATATGGTTTAGAGTTCTTTATACTAGTTAGAGATGTACGCAGGCAATTTAAAAGAGAGCTTGAGTTTTATGAGCTAGCAGTAGATTTAAGAGAAATACACGAACAAACTAAAATTAATAAACATGAGTATAAAAACGATTGACAAACAGATCAAGGGATCTGAAGGTCTAGCAAAGAAGATTAACAAAGGCGCAGAGAAGATGGTCTTTGACATCTTACAATCAACACAGTATTCTACACCTATCCCGTCTACCGTACGTGAGTTGGCTACCAATGGTGCCGACGCACAGCGTGAGAAGGAGATGGCTATAGAAATACTAACTGGTAAAGCTAATGTAGAAGACTATTATATTGAGCGCCACGGCGAACAGTACAGTGATAGTAACTTTGATATTAGCTATTACAACCTGGATCATTTAGATGCAGAGAACAACGACGTACTAATTACATACAAAGAGAACGAAGGAACGGGCTATTGTGATGTAGTTAGTATCACTGACCATGGTATTGGTATTGGTGAGCGTCGTCTTGAGGGTGTACTTGAGCTTGGTTATTCAACTAAGCGTAATACAGCTGAGAACTTTGGCGCATTTGGCCTTGGGGCTAAGGTTGCATTGTCTACCGGTGTAGATTTCTATACTATAGAGACTGTACATAATGGTAAGAGGTTCAAAATGAACTGTTACAATTACAAGACAGACTTTATTATACCTGCGTTTAACCCAGCAGCGGGCCAAGCTAATCCACATGTTGTACTTAGCGATGGAACGAAAGTGCACTATGTACCTACTGATGCTATGAATGGTACTACAGTATCATTTGGTGTAAAGAAGCATCACAGGCGTGACTACCGTGAGGCAGTTGAAGAGCAGTTGATGTATATGCCTAACATCAGGTTTATACGTATTGCAGAGGATGATTATAAAAGGGAAGAGAGCATTCACCCGAATGTGATGCACAACTCTGACAACTTAATTATCTCAGATACATATTTGTTTAGTAAACCGCACATTGTATTGACTAAGGATGTAGGCGCGCCAACCGGTGTTAACTATGGCTTTGTTGATTTCCGTGAGTTGGAGATGCAACAGATGTGGGGACCAATTGCTTTTAAATGTCCTGCAAGACAGGTAATCAATGACCCAGAAACTGGTGAAGAGATTGTATTGCAAGAGGGTGTAGATGTTACGCCGTCACGTGAGAAAGTGATATGGAATGAGAACACTAAAGCATACATCAAGTCTGTTATCATAGCAGCGGCTGACGAAGCTACTGATATTGTACAAGACGAGCTTAAGCAAACAGACTTTGTGGCCTGGCTACTAGCTTGCAAGCAAGTCTTAACTAAAGCTGATAGCGGCAGTGTACTAGGTAGACTATCTAACATCATTGATCAGGAGGCGCTCAAGCCTAAGTTTGGACCAGACCCAAGACTTAAGAATGAATCTGTAAAGAATCTATTCGCAGGTATGAAGGTTGAGGTTATAACTAAAGTTAGAGACTATAAAAACGGTGAAGATATTATTGATAGAAGTGCTATTGAGAACTACAGCCAATTGAGAGATAATAATATCTTTATAATGGGCGAAGAGAATCATAGCAAGTACAAAGATATGTATCTTATACACGAGTGTAATGGTCCTATTATTTGTATTAAGTCTGCAGAGTTTAGCTCTGGCCTTACCCTTGACTCTGCTGAGAACAAGAAAAGACATGCTAAGCGTATAGCTAAACGTGCTAGAGTTCTTGAGCTAATTACTGAGTCTACTCATAGTCGTAACTACGATGACATAGAGGTAGCTGAAGATTGGCTAGAAGAATACAAGGATGAGATTGCTAAAGCTAAGGAGATTGCACAGTTTGAGAACATTACACCAGCTGAACGTCGTAAGATAGAAGAGCGTATGGTTGCATACACTTTTAGATACAACGAAAAACACTGGCATAGTTCAGGTAGTGATAATCGCTATATCAGAGATAAGATTGAGCCAAAGGTAAAAGATCTTATGCAGACTCAGCGTACTACCTATTATGGTACTGCAGCTGATGATGAGAAACTGATGGTAGCTTGCGGCATGATACATCCTTTTGCTCCTAGAATTCGTCAAGTGTACAAAGATATGCCTGGGTGGAGAACTCAAGGTGAGGACGATAGACTGTTTTTCTTTGATACTCCAGCTGTTAGACTTGGTAATGGTGAGTTTACAAAACCAACTACTACAACTAATGATAAAGGTGAGGTATATCACAATACTAATTTTGATTGGGATACGCCGCAGATTATCAGAGTATCACAGAGCAATGTTAAACATATTAGTATGAACTCTAATGTTAAGCACATTGATGAATTCTTTTTACAACTAACACCTAACGGAGGCTACACTATGGATGAACATGCAATTAAGTGGTACACTGCAGATAAAATGAAGAGTATCACAGGTAAGACGTATTTATATTGTCTTAAGGACATTAATCTAGACTTGTTTAAAAAGTATGAGGCTGTATACAATGCAGCTGATGTAGATGTAAGAACAAGTCAGTGGATGAAAGATACTGATATATTTCCTATGGTCGAAAAGATTGTGGAAATGCATAACTTCTGCAAAGATAACGATGACGCCGCTGCTATACAGCAGAAGAGTCGTGAATTATTTGTGATAGATGTACCAGAAGCTGTTGGTCAAGATCAAGAGTTGATGGATAAGTTTGATGAACTTCAAGAGTGGTCTGAGGGTGTGCATACACTATTGGATTGCATTGAAGAAATATCATTCTTTCCTAACAGAGATGAAAATTTAGATCAAGACCTTATCAAAGAAATCAAGATTTACCTAGACGCTAAAGGCAGGCTAGACTGGTGATAATCAACAAGTTACAGGGGTGAAATATCCCCTGTTTTACTTGTATAATAGAAATTTTTATAGTATTTTTAACCCTAATTAATTAATTAAATCATGATTACAATTAATGTTATTGAGAACCAAATATCTGGTTCGTACGGCGATACGCCGTTTAGTGTCAACTACTCCGAAGGCACTTATAGAAATATGATGGAGCTATCTAACAGACAACAATCTGTTACAACTATGGACGAGTACAATGCACTCATGGAAGAGTTTGCTAAGCTTACTGTCCAAGACTACAAAACAACTGTAGAAACTGAGTGCGAATGGATTCACGTTAACGAAGGCACCGGTGAGTTCTTCTTAAAGCACAATGGTGTAGTATCTAGTATACCTATGCCTCAAGCTTTGGTTGATCGTATCTTTGACTCACTAGATAAAGAGGTAGATTTTATGCCTCTTGTTAAGATGTGGGTAAGATTCTTACGTAATCCTATTCTTCGTCAGAAGATGCACGATTGTAACTGTGAGAGAGGTGAGAAGTTCACTGAAAAGTTCTTTAACTTTGTTAACTTACAGTATGTACATCCTAGACTCAAAGAAGAGTTGATAGAAGAGCACGGCTTAAGTGAAGAAGTTGCTGAGCGTAGGTCTACTATGTATCAGATGAAGATTACTCAAGAGGGCCTACTTAATGGCTACAAAGTATCTCAAGAGGTTCTGCATGCATATGACACAGAGACTGGCGAACAAGTTGATCGTTACAAGCGCACATTCAACCCTGATACAGGCGAGATTGAAGAAGGTGGATTACCTGAGCATGTAGAAGATAGATTGTTTGAACCAGCTATCATGGGTAATAGCGGTGATGCATTTTACTGTGAAGGTCCTAATGGTTATGCTAATCCAGGACACTTTATTAAAGTTGGCTGCACACACAGATTACCAGACTGGTCTTATGTAAATACAAACGACAATATGTCTTGTGTTAAGGGTTTACACTTTGGTGGTCTTAAGTACATTGCATACTACAGCGGTGAGATCCACAACATCTTTGTTGATCCTATGCATGTTGGTGCAGTGCCTGACGACGAGACTGGTGCAATCAGATGTTTGCAGTACTTTGTACATTCATCTCTAGCTGGTGTAAATGGTAGCATTTACCACAGTTCTACTTATGCAGCTAAGACTGATGCTGAGTGGGAAGAGATGCGCAAAGAAGCAGTCACATTCTACACAGAAACTATGGACAATTGTCAAGATGATATTACAGAGGTTAATTCTCTGTAATTGTTTGTGTATTTGTTTTCATGATGCGAGGAGGGGGACTAACGTTCCCCTTTTTGCGTCTTAACCTTATAAATTTATTAATATGAAAGTAGCACTTATAGATGCAGACAGCCTACTGTATTTTGAAATGGGTAAAGATACCCTAGAAGAGGCAATTGAAGGTTTAAACCAAAGAATACAACAAATACTAATAGAAACAGAAGCTGATAGCTACATAGGATACTTAACACGCGGCAAGTGTTTTAGGTATAACATTGCAAAATCTAAACCATACAAATACAATAGAAAACACGGAAGTAAACCACCAATATATTACGCACTTGATGCATACATTCAACAGAGTCCTTGGAATTTTAGATCCTTTAGTGGTCTAGAAGCTGATGATCTTGTAGGACTAGCACGGTCAGTAAATCCTAACAGTGTAATTTGCAGTCCTGATAAGGATGTACTATGTCAATTGCCTGGTAAACATTATAACTATCAAAAAGCACATTTTCATGAAACTACAGAAGAAGAGGCAACTGCTTTCCTATGGAAGCAAGTTCTTATGGGCGATAGCACTGACGGCATCCCTGGTATTCCTGGATTGGGCCCTAAAACTGCTGATGCAATTATTGATAATATGCCCAGCGTATTGTCATATCATCAAGTAGTACTAAGTCAATACTTGGCTAAGTTTAAACTAGATGAGGGTGTAGCCAGATTTGCTGAAACGTTTAAGCTAGTAAGAATGCATACTGACATAGACATAGCGGCTATGGAGGTAGGTGAACTACCTGAAACTCTTTTTATTGCAGAACCTTTTGAAATCCAGGAGGAAAGCGCATGGGAGTAAAGAGTAAAGAACAGTTTTTAATAGCAAAAGACTCTCGTAGTTTTACTATTGTAGGCAATGTGTCAGATACAGTTCCTGTAGTTCTAGGCGGCGAGATTATATGTCTGCAGCTTAAAGATAGAAATATCACACTGCATGAAAATGTTGAAGTAAACAAAAAGCCTTATAAAGTAAACAAGATACAGTCAGAGGTGGTGAATGGTAAGTTGTTGTATAATTGTAATACAGCTAGGCTTACCAAGTCGTCTCTCTTTTTACTACCTATGCTAGGTGGTACTAGAAGATTGTATATGTGGGATAAGCTATTTGTTAATGCATTTATTAACTCTGACCAGCATCAAGATTCTATTTGTCTTTTGTATAGGTTTTCAGGCGATACTATCTTTCTAAAGTTTGAGCAGGCTCTTAAGAAGTTTAGAACTTTTAAGGATACGTATGACCCATCACCATACTTTGTCATGTTTGTATTTGATGTACCTACCAATTACAAAAAGCAATTTAATTTGTTTGTTGATGGTAAGTACTCTAAGTTTAGCCCTGAGTATAAGAGTAAGATTATGGAGTTCCATGGTTTTAATATACACGGGGAGATGGCGCAGATCTTGTTTCAAGATGAGAAGCGCAGGCTTAGATTACAAGAAGAACTTGATGCAGAAATTGAACCTGGTTCAGAGTTACTAAGCATTATTGATATAGAAGAAGAAACGTTTAATCCAAAAATTTATATATGAGTGGAATAAAGAATCAAGTGGGGGATTGGTATCCCCTGCTTGAACCAATAGTTACATCTGATTATTTCAAGAAAGTTATAACTCAGGTACAGAAGTGTAAGGCTGAAGGTAAGAAGGTATATCCGGATACTAAGTCTACATTTAGAGCATTTAACCTTTGTCAATTACAGGACCTTAAAGTAGTTATACTTGGACAAGATCCATACCATGATGGCCGCGCCACAGGTTTGGCTTTTGCTAATGATAACGAAATTACAATGAGACCTAGTCCAAGTCTACAGTGGATTGTAAAATCTATTGAGCATGACTATGATACTATCTGTGTTGACTTTGACTGGAGCCTAGAGTCTTGGGCCCAACAAGGAGTGTTGTTACTTAACACTGCCTTGACCGTGGAAAAAGGTAAAGCCGGTTCACACACTGCGCTGTGGAATGATTTTACTAAGAAATTTATACACGAGCTTTCTACTAAGAAAGATAATATTATATTTGTACTATGGGGCAAAAACGCCCAAGCATATGAGCAATACATTAAAGGACACAACAAAATTTTCAAAGCTCCTCACCCTGCAGCTGATGCTTATACAGGTGGTAAAGCTGGTTTTTATACCAGTGGTAGCTTTAGGAGCGTTAATGAATTTCTTGATGTTCCTATTAAATGGAATTCTTATTGTGGTGAGCCTTTGCCTCGCGAGCGTAATACAGCTCCTTTTTAAATTTACAAAGCATGTCTAAGTTTAAATGTAAGTGCGGCGAGTTCTATGTAGCTCGTACTACCATCAAAGTAATAAACAACGAAGTAGTTTACCCTGAAGCTTATTGTGAAAAGTGTAAGACTCAAGGCGTTCCTGTTAGGGAAGGCGGAGGTTTTGGCGGGATCATTAAGAAGAAGGGGGGAACTGTTTCAAAAAAATTTTAATATGAAACAATACGTAAGAATAATTAAAGAGTGCGGGTCTCGTGGTAAGCTAGGCCATATTTACGAAGTAATAGAAAAGAATCCAGTAGATGGGTTTAGACTAGTTATGCCTGGCAAGACTACTTATACTTTCTATTACCCAGTTAACTGTTGTGAAGCAGTAGATCCTGGAGCATGCACTGTTCCAACTGAAGAATCTGTACCCTTTGACGCTGCAAAATGGTCAGAAAGTATACAATCTTTAGAAAGCGCTTATACGCAAGAAAAAAGCAGATGGCAAGTCCCTGAGAATGCAGATTTTGCATGGCACCTTGATAAAGTGGCCAAATCCGTTACTGATTTATTGAAGGAAAAGAACGCTGCATATGGAAATAGCGCGTTAAACCCTGCAAATATATTTAGTAAGCTTGATGCTATAGAATCTTTACTTGTCCGTATGGATGACAAAGTTATGCGTATCAAGAATCGTGGTATCAATGATGAAACAGAGGATACCGTTACAGATCTTATTGGCTATCTATTCTTATTGAAGATGGCTATGGAACGTAAGAAGTAATTATTTATAAGTTCCAGACAAGAAGTACTTAGCCGCGTCCTCAGGGGAGCCTGATTTATTCAGTCCTCTAAGGAGTGGCATTAAGTCTTCAAAATTCTTTTTTATCTTTCTATCTCCCTTGTTGTAACGTCCTGTATCTCTCTGGTAGAATATTTCTTTTTCATCTACTGGGAACCCCACGTTATACATACCTTCTAAACTTATCTGCTCTATGATCCCTTGGATCTTTTCTATTTGTCTAGCAGTTGCTGTTGGAGATTTTAGAATTCTAAGAGCTTCCGCTGTACCATAGAATGGTAGCCATTGTTGCACCTCAGCTCTATATCGTAATATTTGGTATAGTAAGAAATTACTAGCCCAAGTCTTCTCGTCGTCATCTAGATTAGTAAGTGCCCCTATTAGCACTCCTGCTACGGCAAGAGATGTTAAGTCAGTTACTGTACGTTTAACATTTTGTTTTTCCATATCAGTAAGTCTTCCATAAACTTCTTGCGGCATGTCTTTTTCTCTAATACTCTCTCTTAGCATATTCCAAAAAGATATATATGTACCTTGTGTTACTGTACCAAGTTCTTCATCTACGTGAATACTTGGCCCGTTCATACCGCCGTGTCCGTATCTCTTTCTTATACCTGGGTTCATCCAGCTGCGGAACAGCATAAACAATTTACCATACCATATTCTGTTTAGAGTTGGTCTGTCAAAACTTCCTTTAGTCTGGTTAGTTCTTCTAGATAATCCTTGTATTAGATTTATAAAGTCGTACCTATTAAAGTTTGCAACTCTTGGATCTACAGACATTCTCCCTTTATTATCTACTACTAACAAATCATATAGATTAGCAGGGTTACCGCTTTCATTCATGATTACGTTACCATCCTTGTCTTTTAATTTTCCCTCTAAGTTTTTCATTAGCGCTAGCATTCTAGTTGCTCCTACCTCGTGCTCAGCTGCTTGCTGTACTACTAATAAGTTACCAAGTTGTAATGCTTTACGCAATTTAGAACCTACTAATCTATTACCCTCTTGATCTGTAAACTCAGTAAGAGCATCAAATAGTTCTAATGCTTTACCTAGTTTTGTTTCAGGCATAAACTTTCCTGTATCAGATAGGCCTGCTCCTTCTAGCCAGTATTGTGACTTAGCCCATCCTAAATCTTTTTTATTAAAAAACTGTCCCGCTGCAGCCTCAGCGACTAACGCCATATTATCTATAAGACTTTGGTTAACACCTTGTAAAAAGTTAAATGATAAAGCATTCATCGCAGTAAATGCATTAATTGCATCTACACTCTTAGTTAAGGATATACCTTTTACATTTTGTTTTAATTGTATTTGACCAAACATTATAGTATCTATAAAGTCATTAACATGTTTTAATGTGTAAGACTCTCCAGGTTTTTTTGCCGGCAGGTTGTATCCTAATTTTTTAGCTACTTGACTTAAATGGGCTACACCAAAGCTGTCTAGCTCCATAGCATCTCTATTTGATATTATTTCTCTAAATAGCATTACATGCCCATATATTTCATTTTTTGCTTTAAAGTTATGAGCCATATCTCTAAACAAATAAAGGCTACTTGCTACATCTCTAGATACATCTTTTGCGTCTATAGGCTTAGTGTGATATACAGGAACTGATTTTTTTAACTCTCCTGTTTTTTCATTGTATATACCAAAAACTCTATCTGTTTCTACAACAGTAAATCCTTCAGATAACATGTCTTTACCTGCTGACATTATACCTTGTTCTTTTAGTCTGTCTAAATCTCTTTTACGAATAGATGGTAGCAAGTATGAGAACTCATCCCAGGTATTTTTAGGCATCCGCTTCTTACCTACTAGTTCGTGAGCTTCTTTAAAACTCTTCAGTGTAAAGTCATAGAACTTCTTTAGTCTTGGATCGTTTTGTATTTTTACATACTTTGGATTTTCATACTTAGATTGCTTTGGTTTAAGCAAATCTCCTTTAGGCTTACCTGTCTTTTCATTGTATACACGAGATAGTTTTTTCTCATTATCTACACGCTGAATTCTAGCAGCCTCTGCAGCTCCCGCTCTTCCAGCTTCGTTTGCCCTTTCTTCAATTCTTCTTTGTTTGTCTATAACGCTTTGATACTGATCTACAATCTTTTCCCATCCATCAATTGGTTCTGAATTTTCATTATCCCAGCTCTCTAGAGCTTTATTATATTCATTTCTAACTTTAGCATTAGAGCTACTGTCTTGCCATTTTACTAAATCTGATTTGTATTTAGCTTCACTTGCGTAGTCTTCTCTTTGAGGTTTATTATACTTTTTAGCAGTAGCTTTATAAAACTCTTGTTTGTTTTTCTCGTGTTTATCTTTCAGTGTAGGTTGAACTAGTGATAGTACTTTCATAGTATCTCTTTCTCCTTTAGAGTTACTAGTGATATAATCTACTTCTTCTACTATATCTTCGTATAGTTCTTCTACATTTTCCTCATTCTTTCCTTCTGCAAAGTCTTGATACGCTTCATTTAGATCTCCTTTAAAGTCACGAGTCATATCGTTCTTTTTAAAAGTAGCCTCTTTTACAGACTTAGTAAACAGCTGTATTGTTGATTCAGATGAATACATCAAAGGGTCAAAGTAATAAGAGAATGCGCTTTTATCTCTATGGTCATTTGTCATCTGTGTTATTAGTACTTCTCTACCTTCTAGTTTTCTATTCTTAAAACTTTCAACTGTCATTTTTTGAGCTCTAGCATTAAACTGCTGCTCAGTTATTTCTTTTTTAGCAAGTTTACTTTTTAGCTCTTTGTACTCATTAGCAAACATCGTACCTTTTTCAATCTCACTTTCAAAACTCTTCCAACGATTATGTTCTACTATGTTGTTTACTATCGCATCAATCTGTGGATCTATTGCTTCGTTGTGGTATCCTATCAATACGTCTGCCATAATAGGAATTATCTCCTGTTCAAACTGTTCGTTTAATATATCAGCTTGGTCTATAGTATCTTTAAGCATATCTAGCATAGCATCTAATCTGCCTACAGCTCCTAATGCTTTTTGATCTCTTACAACTTTTCTAAGACTTCTTAGAGTATCTACCGCATCTAATGCTTCTTTTATAGCATACATGTTATTTAGATTAACAAACGCTGCTTGTTCTTTTCTAGGCATCCCCATAATAGAATCAAACTCTAGAACTGCATTATCTATGGTATCTTTATTTGCAACTACAAACATGTAGAAATCATCTACTCTATTTATTTTTTTAACAGCTGCTTGTAGTTGTAGTAACCTGTTTTCTTTTTTATTTCTTTCTTCTTCTGGTAAGTTTTTTAAGTCTTCTATCTCAGACTCTATAATAACTTTTGCTTCTATTGCTAGCTTTTGAAGATCGTCGTGTGACTGAGCATTAGTCCTATATGTTTTAGGTAAAGGCTCTTGCTTTATTTCTTGTGTTAGCTTTTGACCAACATTATCTGGTGCTCTTTCTTTTAGTTTTTTATCAAGCTCATACTGATTACTATATGTTATATCTGCATTTCTATCTTTAACAGCATTAGCAAAGTTTAGTGTAAGACTGTTTACATCTATTTCGTAAACATTTGTATCTTGATTTGTAGCAGGGTCTTTTATAGTAGTTACAAGCGTAGACGTTAAGAGGCCCGGCAGTAAGCTTGGATCATCTATATATCTTAACTGCATCATATCTTCTTCAGTAGCATAGATACCAGATCTGCCCTGCATACTTCTTACAACACCGTTCTCTTTTAATATATCTATTACTTTGTCAACCTTTCTAGTACCCGGATTGGAGTTGTCAATGTAGTCAAACAATGCAGTTAGCATTGTATTCTCTTCTTTATTTACAAATATCTTACAAGCCATTATATTGTACAAGCTTTTGTTATTACAACCTGCCTAGGCAATGGTGCAGTAACTGTTATTTCTTTTATTTTTCTATCTACTACTGAGCTAGTTGTTGTTTCACCTGTCTTTTCTTTACGTAAAGAACTTTGATCTTCAACGTTGCCAATCTCATTTAGCTGTCCTTTTATTCCTTTCTGCTGCAGTTTAGCATAAGTATCTTCTCCTATTTTAACATATATTTCAGGACCATCTATGCCTGTGTTACTTATAAAGTAATCTGCTGTGACATTAGTAGCTTTATAATTATTATTTTTATCTCTAGCTACAGATGTAGGAGACACAGTTGGCAGTATTGACATACCTCCAGGACTGTGCGTTCCAAAGTTACGAATAAAATCGTGAACAAAATCAGTAAAGTATTCATTATTGTAGGATTGATTCTCAATACTAGAGAAGAACTGCACTGGTGACTCTTGCTGCGGATTTAACATGTTGGTAGTAAATGCTTCAGAAGGTATAAGGTCCATATAAGAACCTCTTCTCGGATGAAATCCAGAAGTCATGAGTTGATTAGCTACTAAGTCTTGTGCAAACTCTTTTATTTCAGTGTCTGAACTTTCTAACATTTCTCTAAACCCTTCTACTATCGCGTTTTTTTCTGCAGTGTTTAAAGAATATGTAGTGTTTACATCTATTGTAAATACTAAACTCTGCGTGTTGTTAGTATTGCCTGCTTGGAGTAGGTCAAAGAATATGTTATCCTGTATCTTACCACTTTTCTTTAAGCTGTATAATCTAGTAGCTATATTATCATTAGGGTTTTTGTATAACTTTTCAAACCTTTCCTTAGACATGTAGTCTTTTAAAGGATTGTTTACATCTTGATCTGCTATCATTTTTAAGAACAATGCTCTGTCTATAAACTTGTGAGTCTCAGCATTAAACTTAGTTTTTCCAGTTATAAATTTTAACTTCTCTTTAAATACAAAGAACGCTGCCCTGTTATTTATGAAGCCCGCTTGGTCTCCTGCTTTAATAGTTTCGTTTAGTATATTTCTATAAGCACTTTGTATTGGTGCGATTACTTCGTTGTATTCTGCTAGAGATAAGTCTTCATTTATAAATGATTCTATACCAGAGATTACTCCACTAGTTTTTAAAACTTCATTCTCTCTATCAATAAACTCTCTAACACCTGATATTTCATTCATATTGTCTAAGCCATCAGGGTTTAGAACTGTAAAAGCTCTACTTAATTCTCTTCCAGTTTTTACAAGAGCAGCAAAGTTGTTTAACATTTTGGATTGAACTTCATCACTCCTAGAATCTAACTCATCTAGTGTCATGTTTTGTACAGACGCACTTGGTTTTAGTTTATATTCTTTTCCTATTTCTTGTATAGATAAGAACAGCTGACTTGGATTGTAACCATTAGCTCTAGCATGCTGTATTGCTTTTATAATAGATGGTTGAGTTAGAAACTTAACTACATACTCTACAGGTACACCGGTTGTAAGCATTAGGCCTGCTACAGGTACTGTAAATATATTGTCGTTTATATCTATTTGTATAGGTTTACTAGCGGCGTCAACAGCTGCAGATAGGTAAAGCGATACAGATGAGTTTGCAAAGTTTTTACTATTTGTATTTGTAGAAAAGTCATAAGAGTATGTTTCTCCTATGTTTGTAAATTCTATTCCTTCTATTATTGGATATGTCTTAATTATCTGTCCTTTTAGATTGAATGTATCTAACACTTTAAGGCTTCCTCTGTTAGCAACATTGTGACCTGCTAGTATATTAGCCCATAGACCTATCAATGCATTACCAGCTTTGTTACGCATCTCCATTTCTATTTCATTTAATGGGTTATTGTAATCAACTGGTTTTGCTAAGCTTAACTCAGCTGCTAAGGTTTCTAACTGTTTACCATCTAAAGGATTGAATACTTCTTGTAGATATTTAGGATCTGTTAGAAGCTCTGTCATAGTATCAAATAACTCTTGGTCTCTTTTATTCCTAGTAGTCTCGTTAGATGTTGGCCTTTGCATTACCATCATTTTATCTACATCAAAGTCACTACCCATTTGTATAGTAATACCTCCAGGGACCATAATAGCTTTTTCATGAGACTCAGGTAAGAACTGTACTGTTTTTAATGGAAGCATAGAGTTTTTACCTTGATGCGGTATACGATAACCTATAACAAATAGCCTTGAATCTTTTGGATCTACATCTTCTATTTTTGTACCAGGTTCAAATCCTAAGTCACTAGCTCTCATTAACATTTCTGCATGCCACTTACCATCTTCCTCTACATACATCTTAAGTTCTTTTGTCTGTCCTTGGCTGTCTATGTATCCGCCGGGCTCTGCTACTTGAACTAGTTCTTTACCTTTTACTTTTTGTGTATATACGTTGTTGTTAAACATGCTAAAGAATATCTGCTCAAACTTTGCTTGATAGTTTGGGAATGCCAGCGGTATATCAAATCGCACATCTCCTTCTCCATTAGGCACTATATCTAATGCGCCTAAATAAGAGTCAGGTAGGTTTCTATCTTTTAATGTTCTTATTAGAGCACTTCTTAGTTTTTCTAAATACTTTCTTTTTGCTTTTAACCTTTGAGTATCAGTCTTTGCGTTGTTTAATTCTGTAATACCAAGCTCGTCCTGTAAAGCTTTAAGGTCCTCATTTACGTTTTCTGCAAATAGTCTGTGAAACTTATCATACAAGGGTTTATCTTGCTCAGTTAAATTAGCTAGTAAGTTTTTACGCAGCTGTCTTGCAAATATAATCTCTGGTTTAGGAGCTCTAGATATAGTTTGCGGGAATCTTAAATTTCTAGATTTCTTTTTTAGAATATTACTTTGTATGTTTTCTAAACTATCATTATATAAATCTAGTACTATTCCTGTTGCGCCTTTTGTAGCTCCTTCTTCGTTTGCAACACCTATGTTATTTCTTAGCATAGATAAACGTAGTTTGTCTGCTACTGGGTAGTTTGCTGTTAACTCTGAAGTAAGGACTGTATATGAGTTCTTATCCATGTGTAGCTCAGCAACTCCGTTTCTTACTGTAAGCTCTTCGTGATAAGGTTTAAGTGGGTATATAGGTCTAGCATTGCCTTGACTATCTACATATCCTCTGCCCGCAAGTTCATTTTCGTATGCTTGCTGATCTTCTTCAGTCCACTGTCCTCTACCTTGTTGTATATCTCTATACATAGATATTGTTATATAAGCTTGCGCATCTGTTTTAACTGTGCTCTGATAATTTTTTGTTATCTCAGTAGCTTCCGTTTGACTAAGAGCTCTGTCTTGTGCAGAAGTTCCTATAAGAGCGGCGTCTAAGTTATTGACTACGTCTCTAGCTCCGAATGGATCTTGAAAGTCTAACTCTCTAAATGTTACAGCGTTGTACTCTTCAGGCATACCCCAGGTAGGATCACCTTCTATATCACCTTTTATAGATAGTTTTTGGCCCGGTGTAGTTAGAAGACGCATTCTTTTATAGAAGTCTGCAGGTGATTTAGCAAATGCATATCCACCTCGCAGTAACTTGTTCAATTCTATTCTACCATAAAAATCATTTAA